TTCTTCACAACTCTTATTCATGTTGAAGACCAACTTCAACGGATGGTGGAAAGTATACAACTATTCCAATGGTAGATACGCAACTCCGCCAGGCACTATGGCCGAAAAGAAGAACATCTTTGACCCTGTGAACTTGAAAGAAACTGCAGAGTTTTTTCGTGAGCAGTGTATCATAAAGAGAGGTAGTTACAACGAACTTGGAACCTTCGCAGGTAAAGGAACGTATTTCTACTTTGACCCACCTTATCGTGACTCAGGTGGATATGAAGGAGATGGTTTTACAGAGTCAGACCAATTGGAACTTCTAGGTTTCATGGACGAGTGCGATGCAAAAGGTTCTCTTGTCTCATATTCAAACAAGGACATTGGAGATGGTTTTTTCTCGGATAATCTCCCTGACTCAGTTTGGAACTTGACGAACATAGAGAACAGCTTTACTGCACAACGCAAAGGAAAGAGAAAAGTGTCAGAAATATTTATTTCAAATTTTTTCGAAAATAATGCACTTTTCACTTGACTTTATTCTCCAGTTGCGAGATAATATATCTGTTGAGTGAGAGAAACCCAAAACAACGGAGAACTTATGAGCAACGAAACTGAAAACAATAATGTCATCGACTTTGATGACGATATTGCTATCGCTGAGTGTATTGATTCACTCATGTCCTTGGAAGAAGCTGAGGACGAACTTTTTGACCATTTTGCAAACTTTGAGGTGTAATATGAGTATTTCCAGAAGCGAACGTTTTTTTGTCGGCGACGAAGTCAGACTTAAAGGTGTAAACCGCCATGGTAAGAATCGTATTCGTGAGAATGGCGATATGTGGGAAGTTATCAATGTAGACGGACAGGATTCGTCTATTCTCCCTACGAAAATATGTGTACAACCTAATACTGGGACAGGTAACTGGAGGTGGATTGACCTTCCAGAAGACTCCGATGTAGAGATAGTTGAACACGTAATATAACCCAAATCCCTATAATAGATTTATGAATAATAATTATGCATATGGAGGCACCCTCGACCATGAGGTTGTCTTGAATAATGAATTCGATGCCGCACATGGTATCATTCTTGACCCAGTTGACTACGTTCAAGGAGACTCAGAAGATTTTGCTGCTATGCTTATTCACAATATGAATGAACATAACGGAGTAGGGATTACTGCATCGCAACTAGGATACAATATGTCCGCGTTCGCGTTCAAAGAGTTCGATGGTAATAGTTTTACCGATAAAGTTGCCTTCAACCCAGAGATACTTTCATACAGTCCAGATAATATTCTGGCGGAAGAAGGTTGTCTCTCCTACCCAGGCTTGATTGTCAAAGTTAAACGCCCCGCTACCATTCGTGTTAAATACATGGATGCCCACGGCGAGGAAGTTGACACAGTCCTTGGTGAGTTTACTGCTCGGGTATTTAACCATGAGTATGACCACACACAAGGAATAGACTTTCGAGACAGAGCCTCCCGCTTACATCTCCAATTTGCCCGTAAGAAGCGTAAGGTAAACTTACGCCGAATGAAACGCTTTTATAAGCAACAACAACTTCAAGCCGAGAATGCATAATGACAGTTAGAACATTGAAAAAACCATTGAAGAAAGTAACTATGAGAAAAGACGCTAAACAAATCACTGAAGAGATGGCGTATGGTACAGAACCGACCGATATGAAGTCCATGGCAGACGCCCTTAATTGGTACTCACGAGCAAAGTCTTGTGAAGACGCAATGAGGTTTCTGGTACAATGGGCTCAGGAGAATGACTACAAGGACTGGCAGATAAAGAAACTGAAAAAGTGTCCAAAGTATTTCATTCCAAATGCGTATGGTTGGATAGCTCGGATGGATATGAATGGTATCCATATGGACCACAAACACATCTCAAAACTCCAAGCTTGGATTAAACGAGGTATTGACCAGTCAGATTATATCGCTGACCTCAAACAAGAGGAAGCGAAGACTGTTGAAATATCTGAGAAGAAGTCGTTCGCTGTTCTTATCAAAGAAGGTATTGATGAGAAGGCGTCAAATATTATGTCAGAGATTGACGGATGGGTTGATGACTTCATCGATGATAATTTTGAAGGGGAGTATGACCTCTATTCGTTCTTGGAAATGTCCAAGGCGAAACCAAAACACGTAGAAATTGTTACGGACAGACTAGGTATCTATATGGCTGAGTTCTGTCTTGTATTAGAAGGACTGGATAAGGACTTCTGCGAAGCCTACGCACATCTTAATAAGAAACAGATTAACGCCCTTTTGAATTTCCACGAACAACTCAAGTCCCAAGCGGAACAGTTCGTTAAGATTCATAAGTCCAAAAAAGGACCGAAGAAGGGTACTAAATATAGAAACATTGGCAAGCTCACAGAGAAGCTTGAAGTGACTGATATTGATTTTCAGTCTGGTGGTTATGATGCAAAGAGTCTAGAGAAGTCCAAGTTAATTGGCGCCAAAGAAGTTTGGTGTGTGACTCCTAAAGGTGATATCAAACGTTTCCTTTCCGATTCAGTCTCAGGACTGACCCTCTCAGGCTCCACCCTCAAAAACGTAACCAGTATGGAATGGTACAAAGCTCCTCTGCGTTCTGGACATGACAAAGAAGTCTTCCGAAAACTTATTCTCAAAGGTGTCCCAAAGACAGGTCTGAAGAGAACTTTCAAAGACTTTAAGGTAATTGAGAAAACTAATTACCGCATCTCAAAACACTTAATCTGGTACGCTAAATGAACCAAACCTCAGACGCATACGAAGTACGTGTACAACTGATGGAAATGTTAGCTAAGATGGACTCCCATTTCGACCTTAAAGATTTGAAGGTTATCAATATCAAGGTCGAACTGGACTTTGACACTTCTGAAAGATTTGAATTTATTTATGATACAACTACTGGGATGAGAGCCCCAGAAGTTATGATTCGTAAACTAGAAAATTCTGAGATATACGACTATCAGTATACTCAAGATGGACTAGGTGAACCTGTGACAAGAATAGTACAATAATGAAAGACATACAAAGAGTTTATAAAGACAACTGGGATGAAGAGTTTACCATCCCGCAACATTCCCATGAATCTCATCCAGCTTACAACTCGTTAGGTGGAAGTGAACTTTATACTATTAACTTATATAAAAATGTTCCCAAGGAAATTCGTGAGAAATTTAATATTATCGTTTCAAGATGGGTTGACGAAGTTATTGACGAAAATAAACCTACCATCTATGTTCTACAAGACTTGTATAACGATCCCATGTACGACCATCTCAGGACAAATGATTGGGAATCGGGCAGGATTGAAAAGGTTATATTCGTATCTCACTGGCAGCGAGAAATGTTCCAAAGGTACAACTATAATATTCCTCCTAACAGATTCCTCACCATCCACAACGCAGTCGAATACGTAGAGTGCGATGAATCGAAGTGGGTACTGGACGAAGATGCCGATGGTAACTTTGGCATAGCATACACATCAACACCTCAAAGAGGTCTTGGTATTCTATTCGAAGCTTGTCGAGCTTTGAGACAGAAGAGGTCAGACTTTACTCTGAACATCTTCTCAGGTTTCGACATCTATGGTTTCGATAAGAACAACGAACCATTCAAACCTCTGTTTGACGCTATCGCCGAATGCGATTGGGTAGTCAACCACGGAGTAAAACCAAACCAAGAAGTTCGTGACTTCTTGTCAACCAACCACATCTATGCTTATCCGTCTATCTGGGAAGAGACTTCTTGTATGGCGGTGATGGAAGCGATGTATGCAGGTAATATGATTATCGCATCAGCCCACGGAGCACTTCCAGAGACTATCGCGAATTGTGGTATTTGTTACGACCAGCCAGGCGAACCTCAAGAGCATGTAATGCGACTTGCAGGACTACTTGACCATTCGATGAATACTTACTATTCCGCTGGCGCTCAAGATACGATGAAGTTTGGAAGAGCTTACGCGGACAGGTTCTACGCTTGGAAGAACAGGGGACCACAATGGGAAGCTCTACTTAGAGCATATTCAGCTCAGTTAGAACAGGAAACGGAAAAATCGTTAGCCGAGGATATCGCTGAGGAAACATTAACAGAGGTGGAAGAGACTGCTTGATACTTGTAGACGCAACCCAAATATCTGTCGCATCTCTCATGGTGGCTTCCAAACAAGGAAGCCTCGATGATGAGGGATTTGTTAGACACGTAATACTGAACTCATATCGTAATATCACGAAACAGTTCAAAGAAGAATACGGCCCCGAGCTTTATCTGTGTTATGACGGAAGTCGTAACTGGAGAAAAGACTACTTTCCTAACTACAAAGCCAACCGCAAATCGAAGAGAGAAGCAGACGAAGTCGACTGGAATCTCCTCTTTAAATGGATGCACCAAATAAAAGACGAAGTCGAAGAGACCTTTCCTTATAAGGTTATCCATTCCGATGGTTGTGAGGCAGATGATGTCATTGCCGTTATTTGCAAGAACTCAAAAGAGAAGGTTCTTATCGTTTCTTCAGATGGAGATTTTGCTCAACTACATAATGAGTATGTAAAACAGTACAATCCGATACTGAAGAAGTTTGTAGAACAAACCGAAAAGAATGACCTTCAGAGAAAGATATACTACGGAGACACGGGTGACGGAGTTCCAAACATAATGTCAGACGATAATGTGTTTGTGGATAGACGGAGACAAACCCCTCTCTCCAAGAAAAAGTTTGAGGAGTGGAAAAACTTTGAACCTAAGAAGGTTCTAAGCGAAACCCTCTATAGGAACTATTGTCGTAATGAAATGATGATAGACCTGACCAAACAGCCTGAAGAGGTTGTAAATAAAATACAGTCACAATACGTTGGACTACAAAGGCGTGGTCACAACAGTAAAATTTTAAACTATTTGATTGAAAAAAGGTTGCCAATGTTGCAAGAGAATGTCAACGACTTCTTTTTGGATATTGACAACGAAATATAGGATACTATGGATTTACCAATTAAAACAGATGATGTAAGGTTCTCCTTACCAGAAGTTCTGGATATGGTTTCTAGGGAAAAGTTTCACGATGAGAAAATCAAGATACTTCAACTAAACGACAACCTTGGACTTCAGATATATTTGAAGGCTCTCCTTCATCCAAATATCACATTCAAACTCCCTAGAGGACAGATACCTACAATGAAGTCGGTAGAGTCGGTAGAAGGAAGACCAGATACGGGCTTGTATCAGTTATCTAACCTCTACAAGTTCATTTCTGGGACAAAAGAGTGTGAAGAACTGAACGATATTCAAAGGGAACGCCAGTTTATGGCTCTCTGTGATACTCTGACAGAAACAGAACAAGAATGTCTTACCGCACTCAAGGACAAAGACAGGTCTAGATGGACTGGCCTATATGACCAATGTGTCGTTGAAGCTTTTCCTGAGATGTTCTCAGAACCAGAGAAAAAACTTCTTGACCCGAATATTCCAAAGCCTAAGACGGG